ACCCATATACGGTCGGGATTCTCTGGTTTATTTATCATATCTTCCTCCGCCCTTTTTTCATTTTAGGTTGTGGGATCATCTCAAAACTCCCCCATGTCTGCCGGTGTCCGGGACAACGACCTCTTGTTTGTCCGGTATCCCCCGCCTGTTGCACGCCGGTAGAATTCCTCAACTACGCTTGCGTCCTCCGGAAGCAAAATGACTGGTTGCATAGCTTCCAGTCGTTGCAGGAAACTTTGCTCCCAGTCAGTGCCGTGGTATCCGAGCTTTCGGCCCTCGTGTATCAATATTTCTGCGTCCCTGTAAGTCATTTGTGTCGTCCCAGTCGTGATGTCCGGCGTAGTAGTTTCCGGTGTATGAGAATTGAGTATACCACAATTCCCTGTTTTGTCAATTGTTTTCGCTCTGTTCGACGGACAACCGCGGTTTATGCAGTAGCAGAAGAAAGTACCGTCGAGGGTCCGCTTCCAGACTTCTGTACGTTCGTTGCATTTGTCGCAGTGGTGGAGTGTCATTTCGCCGCTCCGACTCCCCTGGGATGTGTCCTCTTGTACTCTGCAATGTATTTTGCTTTCCGTTCCTCGTCGATCCAGCAGCCGAGAATGCAGGCATTTATGTCCCACTGTCCTGCGATACCGCACACCGCAAGTGCGCGGCCTATGTGTTCGCGTTCGTCGTAGATGTAACATCCGGTGCAATGACGCCGGATCTGGCCCGGACTAAACTTTCGGTGTTTGGGCATTAAGGCCTCCTTTCTCCACTACTATTGCGGTTCCTTCAGTGACCATCCGGGTAAGTGTTTTGATTCGGGCCCGGACATTTTTTGTTAGCTCCCGGCATCCAGCCAGACAGTCTCTGCCGTGTTTGTGATTCTTATGCTGCTCAAGCATTGCATCTTCCCATCCTACATAGAGTCGTATCATATCACTTTATCCTTTCTGCCCTTACGGGCTATTTATAGAATATATGGTTTTTGTATCTGATCGTCTCCACCTTGTGCCACTTCTGGCGCTTCTCTCGCGGTTGCCGGAAGTACAGCGCCCCATTTGTCTTGTCCGGGAGCCGCAGGATATTCGCGGCCAAGTAATCCGCCTCCTTGCGTACTGCGGCGTAACATTTCTGTCGGTTCGGAGCGGTGTTCCCGAAATACTGCCCCGGTTGCTTCACGATCTCCTGGGGTGTCTTTCGCTGCTGGATTGCCCTATTTCTGATCGTATTGGCAACAAGATACATTCCGGTGTATCCTTCCCCGGCTGCTTCCGCGGCTATCGTGACGGCAACATCGTTCGCAAGCGCCATGCCAGCCGTCAGGAATACCGCCAGGATACCCGCCAGGATGCGCCAGGCGTTCATAGTGACGCCATCGCTTCCCGGACAGCCTCTGGCACTACTGGATCAATATCCCCTAGCGATACGACTATATCCGGGTCGTAACCAGCTTCCTGGATTTCCCGGAGTACGTCTTGTTCAGATTCTACCACTGGGCGCCAAATCCGGCCTACATATTGGCCATTGAGTTTCATAACCCAAAGTATGTTTGACATTGCAGGCTCCTCTCTATAATACCGCGTCAACTGCGTCTTCTATTAGTTCCAGTTTTTCTGATCCTGAGAGTCCCTGAAGTTCGATTATCTTCTTGATACGTTTGAATACACAATCCGCTGTTGCTACTTGTACACGTAATTCGATCAATTCCTTCTCTGCCTTTGCGGGTAGTATATTTGGCATGGTAGCCTCCTTTTTGCGGTGTAGTAGTTCCAGCGGTCTGGCTGTCAGTAGTTCCACTGGCTTCAGTAATTCCACTGTTTTGCGGTGTAGTAGCTCCCAACACTATACTGCCGCAGACTTGCGATGTCAATATTGATCATCAATACCACGGCTGGCCAAGTCTCAGCGCCTGGCCAGAGTTCAGCGGGTTATTTGCCGAATTTGAAGGGTAGCAGTACCACCTCCACGCGATCGCGTATAAAGAATAGAGGTTTTTCTGGGTTTTCCGGGACACCGTATACCGTCCAAAGTTCAGTATATTTGGTTGTGATATCCTCTAAAAACTGGACATTCAAAGCCCGTTTGGTTTTTTGAAATATCTCCAGCATGGTTTTACTGGACGAAAGCGCGTCGTCAGAATCAAGCGATATTACACAGAGTTCCGGCTCATCATGTCTGATCACTTGCTTATATTCTGGGTACTGTACGTCTGACTGTAGCTCCAGAGTTACCGACCATAAGTCTGACTTGGCGATTTTCTCCTTGGTTAGCCTTCGATATACGCCGGACGGTATCGCTTCGGGTAGTTCCGGCGTTATCCTCGCAAGCCGTTTGCCGTCTGTGGTCACTATATCTGCGCCGTCAATCCGTATCAATCTCATTGCTTCGCGGTTGCTGTCCTTGCTGATATGCTTCTCCAATAACCGCAGGTTGTCTCCCGTTAATCCTGTTCTGACCGTCTCCATATCTCCCGTCCTTTCTGCCGCTGCGCGGCTATTTGTTGTATTCCTGGTCGTTCGGTGTAAAGTCCGGCGCTATTATCCCATAGCCTCCCATATCCGTAGCCAACCGGAAAGTGCCTTTACTCTTGATATATTGATCGTTAATCCAGGATGTTTTGATCTTCAATGCATAGCCTCTAGCGTCACCGTTGACAAATACGGGTATGCCGGACTTACGGAATCCAAGGACCTTGTCCAGCCTGTCGAGTATCTTGGTTTCCTGGAGCTCGTATTGCTCGCCGTCGATCACTCCGTTGCAGTAATCCGTGGTTACGCGGTGCATGGCTGTTTCTATCCAGTGCAGCTTCTTGGCCAGTGTTACCGCGTCCCCGCTAGCGCCAAATACTTTCGCGATTTGTTCGCCGTGTTGACGTATGCTGGCGTACATCTGGGTCCGCTGTGCGTTTGTCATTTGTTCGCCTCCGTCGCTGTGTTGCGTTCTGTCCGTCGCTGTCGGGTACGTCTCTGCGTCCCCTATCTGATACAAGTATACCACGGTTGCCGGTGTTGTCAAGTGATTTGTTTGTATATTTTGCATACTTGGCTTTCTTGGTACTATGGGGATATAAAGACCGTTGACACTGTTCGGAAGTACTGAAAGCATTGGGGAGACTTCCGAGAAGTCTAACCCTTTCATTCTTTATTATATATACTCCCCAAAATAATAATAATAATAAAAAAATAGAGGGGTATTTAGGGGATATTATTTATTTATTACGTGTATTTTAGTAACTGTATGTAAAATGTCGCGAAACGATGCCACTTCTTAAACATCTCCAACGTGTTCACTATCTACCAGGCAAATAGCCACTACTGTCCCCACTGTCCTGTCTTTCACACAATACCCATATGTGTTGTGTGTCCGTTGTGTACATAGTGAACACAAGGGATATAGTCAATCCCTTGTGTAGTATAGTTCAACATGGCGTTGACAAGGCCGGCTGCCCATCCAGGTTGTTGTTCATCATGCATTTTGTTTTTACGTTTACCCACCCCTGGGGATGCAGGCGATGACGTATGGCATCCAACGAGGGATTCACGGCGTGAGATTAAGTAGACCCACCCACACAAGAAAATTGTAGAGATTTTGAAATCCAATAGTACCCACCCCTCACACATCCCCGTAGGGTGTAAAAGAAATCAATTGACAAATCCACCAAGCTGTGCTATATTAGCGCAAATGGATCTGGGAATCCAATGGCACCACACAAACCCAAGGAGGGCGGTATGAAGGACACAAAGGAACCGACGACGAGCAGCGGCATATTGGTACGTACTCATGGTCAGTACTACTGGAAAACCAACGACCAGAAGGGTATAAAGAGCTTCACCCGGGATGTCCGTTTCCCGTCGATGGAAATATTCCGTGAGACTACACGCAAGTACATCGGCACGAAAGTGAATGAGGAAACCAAGCTGGCGGAGCCGCAGTACGCGGTAAACTCGATCATCAATATCCGCGGGATGCTGAAGCGCCGGTTCATGCCGATCCTACTTGCCCGGGAGTACAGCGACTTCGCTCGTATCCGATTCGTTTCTATTGACGAAGTCGTTCCGCTCGACGGACAGAAAATCGACCTGCCCATCAATATCCGCTCCAGGAAGCAACTCGCGGAGTTCCTGCGTGAGAAATCTATCCCTATCCGGGAGGACGAATATGTTGACATAGACGAACTTCGGTCGGATATATACGACTACCTGTCGTCGCCGGACACGTTCCTCGCCCAGAAGTCGCGCAAGGATCGCATCCGCAACGACGAACGTGAGTTCATGGAGATGAACGCTATCCACGAGACACTGCCGCCCCGCAAGGATAGGGTGGAGAAGGCTCGGGGTGCTGGGTCCCCAGCGGCTGGTGGAACCCAGGGGAACCCAGGCAGCGTAGTAGACGAGCTGTAAGATGCCAGAAGCCGGAAGTATCCTCTACCCTCGGGACGGCATAGCCGTTGTCGGCGGGGAAGTAGTTCCTACCGGCGGGAGCCGTATGTCTCCATCCGAGATTTCCCGTCAGATCCGCGACATCGTGGCGATGCCGTACAACGGCACAGAGGCAGACAAGATCGGCATGACCTTGCTAGAGGCAGCCCTGTTCTCCGCAGCTACAAAAGCAGCTAATGGCGACACAGACGCACTGTCGCGCCTGCTGGATCGCCTCATGGGTAAGCCTATGCAAACAGTGGTGCAAGCGTCTGGGACCCTCCAAGAGTTTCTGAACCAGATCGCGCAGAACGAGCCGCAACCTCGAAGAGTCGTAGTAGATACCCAGGGAGTGATGGATGATTAACGCAGAATATCATCGTATTTGGCGGGTAAACAATCCAGATCGGGTAATAGCCGCCAGAAAACGATATCGAGATAACCCGGAAAATAAAGAAAAAGAGAGGCAGTATAGCAAGTGGTACGGAAAATCCCATCCACGAAATAGGGCGAAATACCACAGAGGATGGCGTGCAAAAAACCCCACCAAACAAAGTGGGTATAGTAAACGCCATTATCTAACCCACGCGGATCAGAAAAGATCCCGGAATAGCACCAACAGACCAGTATCCCAGGGGGTTAAGGAATTGCCCCTTTCGGTCATACAGAAAGTCTACGAAACTAACATACTGACTTTTGGTACTTTGACTTGTTATTTATGTGTGAAGCCTATCGAATTTAAGCAGGATTGTTTGGAGCATAAATTACCGATTAGTAGGGGCGGGGATAATAGCGAAAACAATTTGGCCGTCGCGCATAAGAAATGTAACGGGGAAAAGTGGAAACTAACAGAGCTTGAATATCTTGTCAGAAAGAGCGGGATATTCGATGATTGAGTTAACCCCCCAGCAGCAAGCCATATTGAAATGTTTTGTTACTGATCTCTCCTACTTCGCCAGACACTGCCTTAAGATAATTGCAAAGGATGGCTCGATATCCCCCCTGGTGTTCAACCGCACCCAGCGGTATATCCATGAGCACCTGGAAAAACAGAAACGTGAAACCGGGATGGTGCGGGCGGTTATCTTGAAAGGGCGGCAACAGGGGTGTACCACTTACGTACAGTCGAGATACTTCCACAGGACGAATTTTTATTCAAATCTGTCCGCTTTTATTTTAGCCCACCAAGTAGAATCCACAGTAAAGATTTTTAGTATGGCACAAAAGTTTCGCCAGAATCTCCCGCCCGACCTTCAGCTCCCCCTTGAGAAAGACACAGAACGCGCTATGTCAATGGATAATGGGTCCACATACGCGGTGGGTACAGCAGGAAGCGCGCAGGTAGGCCGCGGAACTACTGTTCAACTGTTTCATGGGTCTGAGGTTGCATTCTACGAAAACGCGGATCAGCTTTCCACTGGTTTGATGCAAACCGTTGCGGATGTAGCTGGGACAGAGTTGATTTTTGAATCAACGGCCAACGGGCCGGGAAATTTCTTTTACGATCTTGTTATGGGGGCGATTGCGGGCAAGAATGGGTTTGTCTTGATCTTTGCGCCTTTTTATTGGGACGAGGGATACAAAGTATCACCGGGGCTAAAGGAACAAGACCTCGATGAGAAAGAACAAAAGTACTACGAACTATATAAAGCAGATGGACTTACATTAGAGCATTTGGCCTGGAGAAGAAAGAAAATCGCGTCTCTAGGGGGATATGAATACAAATTCCTACAAGAATACCCATTCAACCCAGAAGAAGCGTTCGTGAAGGCCGAAGGTAGGTTCTTTGATCTCGCCCGGGTGTATCTGGCTCGCGGGAAGAAAGTGCAAGACGATGTCACTAAACCACTTATCATTGGTATTGACCAAGGGCGTACGGGGGATGATACCGAGATCTTGAGGCGGCAGGGTAGGAAGATGTACCCGTTCGAGACTATCAAGGCAGACGACGGCACTGAGCGGGATATGAGACTTGCCGGGAGGGTGGCGCACATTATTGACCGTGAGAATCCAGATCTCGTTGTGTTCGACACGACGAACGAGCATGGTGCGCTTGACAGACTTCACGAACTGGGGTATAGCAAGCGACTTGTAAAAGGTGTCCACTTTGGGGAGAAGGCGATAGATCCGCAGCGACACCGGAATATGCGCGTCCAGATGCACTTCGACTTCCGCGAGTGGTTCCAAGATCCTGATGTGTCCATCCCAGATGACCAACAATTTATTACCGAGATAGGCGCGATCCCCGTGGAAAAAGAAAC